CAAATAATAAAAAAATATAAATTACAAATAAAAGAAAGTTATGGAAGCAACTACGATTTTAGATAAACCTGTTAATATGTATACTGTAGATGACTTTAACGAGTTCTCTACACTAAACATAAAAGATTTGAATAATAAATTATTTTGCACATTTACCACATTAGACGAGCTAGATTCGCTAATTGAGGGTCTTACTTCTAAGTATGATATAATGTATAATAAGATATTTGTCTTGCATATTAAAAGCAATGATGAGTATGTTTGCACATATAATATCGACCAGGCAAATCTAGACAGTCTACCACAAAATACGATTCTGGTACATAGAAAAAAAGAATCCAACACATTGTATACTATAAATGCTCTTAATGAATTAATTAAGAAATTAAATGGAGGAGTAGTTGATACTAAATTTCCAATTGATTGGCAACATTATAGAAATACAGTTTTACTTACCCAAAGAGATGAATTGAAGCAATTAAAGACGAAGATTCATAAAATTCTTGAAGTATAGTTAGGATCACCAGTTCCCATTTCGTATATTCACCACATAAATAAAAAGTTATAAACAAAAAAAGTTATCATTATGGATTTAAACCTAATT